GTACATATCAATGAGAGATGCTCGTGCAGTATCCAGGGTTACGATGTATACGCCATCTGGCTTGAAATACAAATTGACATCGTTTAATATATCCTTCAATACTTCAAATGTAGATTTGATGGCTGCGGCTTGCACAGTCACCAGTTTCATACTCGATTATTCGCGTATTAATTCTTTATATCACTATAAGCTCCGTCTTCAACCTTGCGACTTATTTTTTCTTCTAGTTCGCGTGTCATAGCGGGTTGAAGCGATTTTCCATAATCATCGAGACCGAACATGTTAGTGTTGGGTTCACCGTCAAGGGTCGAAGAAAAAATTGAACCAAAATCACACGTTTCTAATTCCTGAACCGGGAGAAGCGATTCGAGCCAGTTATGTATTTCACGTCCTACTAAAATCTTACCGTTCTTCGTCAACATAGTGGGTACACGTGTTATTTTTGTCCTGAACTCTGGAGGTATTCCCGCCACAGTGACATTATGATATTGGACAATTTGTTGTAACTCTTTGTGCTTCTTGATATATTCTATGACTTCGATACTGTGTTTACACTTCGGACTGAAGACCAGAAGAGACATCTAATGTAATTTATCAAAAAAAATATGAATGATAACGCACTTTTTTTGTAACATATATTAATGTACAACCTAATACTATTACTCGTATTGGTGGTGTTATTACTCGATACCAGGAAAGAGGGTTTCAAGAATAAAAGTGCATCTATACCAATTCATCAAGTTCTCATAAACGACCCTACACCCAACATGTCTGAATATGTAGAAGTCAAAACGCTTGACGTCAACAGTGACAATATTTCAAAAATGGTCCTTGCAACCAATAAATACATACGTGAAAAGACTGGAATACCCAATTACATAATAGAAACGACGGGTATTCGTCAATATAAACATAAACATAAGAATCATATGCTGTATCGATGCATGTTCATGTGCATGAAAATGGGAGGGTTTCCATTCGGATTTTCTGTTACATCTAATATCATACTCGTATCAGGTAAGTTACGTGTGATAGGTGTTCAGTCGCAACCAATGGATATAAAACCACCGAGTAACAAGACACCGTTCGAGAGTGCCATTGAAGGGTCAGAGTATATAGAGTACGAAACTATCCAACAAGGTGAGTTAGATTTAATTAAAATTTAGTCCAAGTACTATTAATGATAAACGTCGAAGAGATTTCACAAATTGTCAACAAGAGGAACCGTATGAAAAAGGAAACATACGTTGAAATCTATAAACAAATCACACGCAAAGTCCGACGCGCGGTAGAAACTGGTCGTAAATACATCGATGCTGAAATTCCCTCATTTCTAGTGGGATACATAGCATATGATAGGTTACAGGCGACTAATTACATTAAACGACAATTGGAAAATGCTGGTTTTACCGTGGATGTATTAAGAGATTTTGAGTTGCGGATAACATGGAAAGTGACAAAAACCCACAGAACGAATGAAAATGAAATAGATGAATTTCCGACACTGATGAACTTGAAGAAGGCTGCTAATCGTTACAGGAGAAATGCGGAAAACGGCAGATAATAAAAGTTCGTATACTCATAATGGATAACCTGAACATTCTTGTTGAAGCTAAACGTGAGTACATGGAACAACTGTCTATTCTTATATGTCCAGTCATGATTGACGTGTTTGATGCAATGTATCAAGAGGCTCATACGTTATCAAAAAATCGCAAAGTTCTCATCATGTTCCAGAAATTGCTAAAAGATGTACCAGAATGGAGTGAGACGATGGCGAAGCAGCACACAGATAACATCGCAGATAGGTGTGCGTGGTTCAAGGATTTGGTCGCGGCCGTGTTTGTCAGTTCCGTAAAAATATTATCAGCTGTTCGTTTGAGCCAGGATAGCAAGAAAATGGCGGTTAAACTACCAACCAACGAAGTGTTTATTCACACATGTTACAAAAATGCCGCGAAAGATCTTTACAAAGATCCTTACGTATTCACCGAAAATCAGTCCGAACATAATCGGAATGATGCACTGTATGATAGGTTCGCCCTATGCGTTGAAAACACAGTAAAAGAGCTAATCCCCGTTCAGCAGATTTTACAAACGTACATGTCTGCGAGTGGTGAAGAATATATCAACGGTGAAGACGCTGATATGCAGCAGGATGAAATAGACGAACTCGATGATTACGGTCAACCTGACCCTGAAACTCAACCACAGGTGCCAATGGAGGAAGGAGATATGCCTCCTCAAATGGAGAATGAGGAGTTGCCCTCTCCTATGGACGAGACTGTCGAACCCCAGGGTGAACTCATAGAGAGCGAAGAACCATCTACACCCTTTCAAAATGAATTCAGGACTATTACTTCGAAACCAATGAACCCCCCTCCCCAGGATATGGATGAAGGTGAAGACCTATTTTCAGATGCCGCTGAAACGCGAACTAAAAAACTTGGCTATTAAATATGGACGAGTACCTTAGAGATCCTGCGTCGGCCGCATTAATAGCCTCTGGATTAACCGCACTATACATACACGGCAAAGCTCGTCTTAATGATGAGGGAACGCTTTCGACAAGTGCGTATGCAAAACCTGCTGCATTGGTGGGTATATTAGTATATTTTATCATATCAAATGGTCTCGGTAAACGTGAAACTATCTCAACCGAACCATTCTGACTAACTTAAAGATTTATCTCATGTATTGTATATAATGACTTCCGTTACTGCCTTCAACGACATGATGGGACAATTTCTTACGGAATTGCATTCGGCCTTTCCAGAAGAAAAGGGATTAAAAAAATACATGGCTGCATTCGAACTCATGCGCGGTGCGAATGGGAGGATGATCGTAGAGGGATTTATGGCGAACATCTCGCCTCATGTAGAGAAGATTAATGCGAGGGATGAGACGTTCTTTCTCGAACAGGCTGGTACGATTGATTTCCTGAAGGATATCAACCTGGCGCAGTGCTGGCCAAAGGCATCCGAAGGTACACGCGGTGCGATCTGGCAGTACATCCAGACGCTTTACATGCTCGGAACGACTATCACCGCCATTCCACCAGAGACGCTCAGTATGATCGAGACGGTAGCCAAGCAGTGCGCTGATAAGATGCAGGATGAAGATGGTGAAATGAATATTGATGAGGCTCAGCTCATGAAATCCATGCAGGGGCTTCTCGGTGGTATGATGAAAAAATAAACCTGTATAATATAAATGGTATCGCTATTCGATGATCCAAAACAAATTGTCAGAGCTGATAAGGTAATTGAATTCTGGCCAACTAGAGTTCATACATCAGCGGAACGAGTGAATGCTACAGCTCGTTTCATTATTTACGCGACGTGTATTTTATACCTTATCAGGCGTGACGTACGTGTTTTCATTTTGGGTTCTACATGTCTAGGTGTGTTGTACGTTATGGAGATGAACAACATGATAAAGGAAGGTACGGCGCGGCCGTTAGCTGTGAAGGAAGGATATGAGACTGCATGCCAATTACCCACATACGATAATCCAATGGCGAACGTGTTGATGTCAGATTATGACGGTCGTCCGGATCGCCCATCGGCGTGTGATTATAACACGGTGCGAGGTGATGTTAATCAGATGTTATCTGGTACTATTCCATACGGTCCCCAGAAATCTCGGTCCCCTGTGCCTGAATTTCAGCGAAACGCTTACGCCCGCCAATTCGTTTCAGGGCCCGTGACATCTATTCCCGGTGACCAAACCGCGTTTGCGGAATGGTTATATGGCGAAAAGAATGGTTCGATTTGTAGGAGTGATAGCCGTTCATGTGACCCTAATGCGCGGGGTGTGCAATTGGAAGCGTTCGGGGGATTAGATTCCAGCGGAGATATGAGGAGCGGTATGTTTGGCGGTGGAAATGGTCCAGCTTAGATAGATAAATATTCTCATGTAATAGTAAATGGCGTACCAACTCCAACCCGGTATGAATTTGGTTGAAACTCCCACTCGACCCCCCGTATGCGCGACTGAGGAGGTATTCGTTTATCCCCAGCCCAGCACTCTTAATTACAGTTCGGGTCGCCCTAACACAATGTTGTATGGGACATCTCCTTATATGGCTGGTAAGGGTTCGCCAGCTCAGTATATCGAGACAAGCGATCAACTGCGACCCCAATCCACCAGTCAGTTTAACAAGATCCTGGCTAAAACATACGAACAAAACCTATTCCCTCTTCAAGATATGAAGTGTAAGCTTCCACTTCGTGCGATGTCATACGAACCTGAGAGCACGCGCGCGGATACACAAAATCATATGTTTATGAAGAGATATCCCACTCAATAAAAATATTTATAACAAATAAGAATGGCAGACCCTATCTCAATTATAGCTATTGCCGGATTAGCCTACATGGGTAAAAAATTAAGCGACCCTAAACCAGAAATGTACCAACCTGAATCTAAACCTTCAGAACGTCCTATTCTAATTCAGGAAGAGGTGCCCGATATAGCCGCACCGGGGCCGATTGGTCTCGACAATCTCCCACCACAGAAGATCGAACGGGAAAACTTCGGTGATATCGTGCCACAGACACGCACTTCTGGTACTGAAGTACTTGATATGCGTAACCGTATGTTTGATAATGG